CTGGCTTTCGCGGCTCACGTACCGGCGCGTCTACCCACTCCACGGCGCCGGCCTCTTCCATATCGGCGAGCGTGCCCTTGGCTCCGGGCACGAAGTCGCCGCATTTGTAGGGCTTTCCGTAGATGGTGCCGCGCTTCATTACGTACGGCATGGCGTCACCGTGCTTCGTCGCTGAAGTAGGCCAGTTCGTACGTCTTGGTCGCGGCAAGAGTGGTGCTGAAGGTCACGCCGTGAACGTCCGCGGTGACGGCGCGCACGGGGCGAGTCGTCTCCTGCACCATCGTCGTCTCGCCGCTGGCGGTCGTGTAGACACCGCCGTCGATGCCGCAACCGACGATCTTGCGCGACGTTCCGAGGATGCTGCCCTGGCCAACTGAGACGGTCTGCGCGGCGTCGCTGTAGGCGGCGCAACTGATAGCGGTGATAGTCTTGAAGACCTTGGTGCCGGCGACGATGGCGGCGCCGTTGCAGGTGATGTCCTCTGTGATCGCAGCATCGAACTGATCGGTGCCCGTGAAACTGATGACCGACGTGCAGGTACCGTCAGCCCAAACGGTCAGGTTTCGCGGGATGTCCGGCTGTGCGTAGATGGCTGGTGTCGTGGCGGCGGTGGTGAGCAACTGCCCAGCGCCAAGGGCGCCGGCAAGCAGACTCGTCGCGGCGCTCGTCGACGTCGCGACTGGGCCAGCGAACGTGTCATGGACTCCGATACGCGGCAGGCTGCCGCCGGTGTTGCCCGCGACGCGGCCACCACACCCGACAATACCGCTCACAGCTGCGCTTGGGACCCTGTAGTGCTTCGCCATGTGAACCGTTCTCCTTCTGGTACCGGGGGCGAGACGATGCCCGCCCCCGGTTCATGGTTTGCGTCAGTCGACGACGGTGGTGAGCAGGTAGGCGGCGTAGACACTCACGACAGCCTCGTCCTCGTAGTCGTCGACGTAGTACTTCCAGGACTTCGTGTCGTCGTCCCAGACAGGACCACGAGTCGCGTAGCGCGGACCCTCGCCAACCCAGGCGAACGTCTTGAGCGGGCAGAGCGCCCGCGACGTGGGATTGGGGTCGATGTAGGCGATCAGCATCGACTTACCCCAGATATTGGTGAAGGTGTCTGCGGCAGACTTGTACACCGCGTTACCGACAAGCAGACGGCTCAGCCCGAGAGCTTCCGCAACCTGTGCGACATTCGGGATCGATTCGGGCGCGTTCATGCCGAAGACGACTTTGCGGACAACAGAGCTTTTCTGGAGCTCGCGGAAGACGTCATACCCCACGACGCCGGTGTTCGGCTCGCGGCCGATCTTGCCGCGCACGGTTGCCTTGTAGTCGTCGACGATGTCGACCGGGTCAGAGGTGCCAACGTTGAAGCGATTTTCAGCAGCCAGCGCTGCGGTCTGCGTCATGTAGGTACCACTGAAAGCGAGGTCAGCAACCCGCTTCTCGCGGGCCAGCTTCATCTCGTCGAGAGGTACAGTCAGCGCGTCCTTCGCCGGGTCGACTTCGATGTCGGCGCTCTTCATATCCTCATCGGGGACCCGGGCCATGAGGCCATGACCATCGCAGTAGTACGTAGTGCTTGACTTCGCCCACTTGACTTCGCCGTACTGCGTGCCGGGCGCGCGGGCCGTCTCGACCAGCTCATAACCCTCGGCGCCGTGAATCCAGTAGCTGTCGCTTTGCTTCTGCACCGGAATGACCGGGGCCACAAGGTCGGCGATCAGGTTCGTATCTTGCGAGCTGTACTCGAGCGCCCAGTTTGTCAGGGCGGCGTCGACGTGAAGATCAGCGTGTTGAGTGCTTGCCATCTAACTCACCGTCCTTTCTCAGACGCTCAGGGTGCCGGGACGAACGTCCACGACGATTGCGGCAACGGTTGCCGAGGTGTAGGTCTCGCGGGCGTAGCCGACGACCCAGCCCTTGTCGGTCTCCTGCTTGATGGCGTGGGCGCTGGCGTCGGCGTCGACCCCGTCATTGAGGGCGATGTCCGTAGTCCCGTCTGCCATGCAGAAGGACTCGCCGGCTGTGCGCACGATGGCCTGCTGCCCGGACTCGGGCGCGTTCTGCAGGATGCCGATCGACTCGTCATTGGCGTCAGACGCAGAGACGGTCGTGGCACTGGTCAGATCGACCTGGTGGTACTGGTAGTCAGAGAGATCCTCGGCCGCGACATAGGTCTCATCACGGAATGGACCGCGAGGGAGTACGGTGGCCACGTCAGGCCCCCTTCCTTGGATTCATGCGAAACTCGCTATAGCGCTCGGCGAGATCAGATTGTTCAGCCAGCACGATCTTCTCGGCGGCCGTGTAGGTGAGGCCGTCTGCAGCGGCACGTGCCTTTGCCTTCTCCGCGAGCTCGATGGAGGCGTCGCCATACTGCAAGTCACTCTCACCAGCGCCGCCCGTACCGTGCTCGCTCAGATCGATGATCTTGTGCTGCTTGGCAGTCTCGGCCATGGCGTCAAACTGCTCAGGAGCAGCATCGGCGAGCTTCAACCACGTGTCTTTCTGGCCCGGCGAGACATGCCCGCCGGCGATCAGATCAGAGAGGATCACCTCCACAGCGGCATCACGCGCGGTCTTCTCGACCTCGCCCAGCTTCACCTCGGCCGCGTCGGCGCGCTTCGTCTCCGCGGCGTCGTGTTCAGAGAGCTTCGTCACCTCGGCGAGAATGGTCGCCTCTGCGGCGTCCTCAGCGAGGTTGAGCCTGAGTGCTACGGTCTTCATTTGGTCACTTCCCTTCGGTTCGGCTTCGCCCTCGGCAAGCGCTGCACTATCGCCTTCGCTGACCTTCGCGTCGTGCGAACTGTCGTGCGAACTGTCGTGCGCAGCGGCGGGGCCGCCGTCGTCTTCGGTGGTGGTAGAGGAATAGGCGGTGATCTCAGACAGGGAGAGGGTCACCACGTCGCGCTGCTTCTCGGCGGCGTTCTGCACGCCAGGCATGAGTCGCAGCACGGGGGTGTTCGTGAGCGTCAGGGAGCGCAGCACGTTGTCGATCGTTTCGCCGGAGTCATTCAGGACGACGGAGCCGATCTCGACACTGCCGTACTTGTACTGCTCATCTGTGAGCAGGGTCGCGCCGAGCGCCGTCCATCGCACATCGGCCCACAAGGCGAGACCGGTCACGTCACCCTCTTCGTAGCTGGCGAGGTAGACACGTTTCACCCAACCGGCAGCCGGGGTGCTGGTATCGTGGCGGCCGCTGGAATCAACCACGGGCTCGGTGCCAAGCACGCCCGCCTCGAAGTTGGCGATCAGCTCGTTAGCGAGGTCCTCCGTGAGCGGAAGATCCGGGTACTTGGCGCTGTGCCACTCGCCAATAGGGAAGACCATCATGGGCGACGTATCGCCGGCCTTGATCGCCTCGGCAAGACGCAGCCGGTAGAGCTCCTGGATGCCGTTCATGCGGGCTCCGTTTCGTAAACGTAGATGGTCACGCAGCGACACCGCTCCTGGCCAAGACATCCCGGGTTCGGGGTCCACGTCGCGGCTTCGTCGAGGTCCGTCGTCGTCTTGCCCTCGCTGGCCTCACAGACCGAACAGAGGTTGCTGTCGAGAATGGCCGAATAGACGGCCTCCTTGATGCCGGCGAAGCGGTCACGGCCTTCGTCAGCACGGCCGGCACGAATGAGGTCGGTGACGACACCTGAGAGGCGCATCGCGGCGGCGTCGGTCTCACGACGGATGGCCTCGAGCAACGCCTCATCGGTCATGGGCACCGTGCGCAGACGGGTTGCGGCGGCGACAGCGGCAGCCTGTGCCTGTGCACCGAGACTGCGCGCAGCAACTTCGGCCTGGTCGGCAATATCGGCGGCACTAACGGGCGGGACGTTCGGCTTCTTCTTCGGCTTCTCGGCGGCGAGAATCGGCGTATCGGTGGCCGGGGCAGCATGCTCTTCGACGATCTCCGCGACGGGCTTCCCGTCCGCCTGCCGCTCCATCTCGTCCGCGACCTGCTTGCGACCATCGGCGTAGAAGACTGTCAGCACCGCCTTGATCTCGGCAGCCAGTTTGTCGAGCATCGGCGGCTGTCCCGCGGCAAACTTCGCGAGCGTGCCCTTCTCTGCGGCGGCGCGTGCCCTGGTCGCAAGCTCGGCGACAAGCTTCTCGCGAGTGCCCTGCGTCGCCTCAGCGATGGCCGTCTTGGCGTCATCGAAGCGCGCGGCCAGCTCGTCAAGTGCGACATAACACTCGACGCCATGAGGGGCACGGCGTTCGGCAAGATGGAGCGCGTGCCCGTGGCCGCACTCCTCGCTCGCCTTCGCGCCCGTCTCGTCGGGGGTCTTCTCAGCAGGGGTAGTCACGTCGGCGGGTTTGGCGGGAGGCGACGCGGCACCCGGGCGAGGGATCGCCGTGTCGGGGGCGGCGACAGACACCGCGTCGCTCTCGACCGCCTCGGGGAAGTTCATGATCTCGCGGATGTGATCCCAGACCATACCGTCGAGCGGCATCCCCGATTGGACAAGCTTCTGCACGGCACTCGTGAGCGCGCCGACATCTGCGTGCTGGACGTTGCCAAACCGCAACTGCGGCAGATCGTCGTCGCTGGGGAAGTTGTAGGCGATGAGCTGGTGGATGAGGCCGTCGCGAGCGTTCAACACGTCCTCGATGTAGGAGGCCTGCGCCTGCACCGCGTCGCTGAACATGTCGGCGAGCGTGGTTCCGTAGGCACGGCTGCCTGCCTGGTTCACACCGAGGTCGAGGTACTGCGCCTGACAGGCGGCGGTCAGCTCGCTGTCGAAGTATTTGATGGCGAGCAGGATGTCGCTGATGGTCGCGTTGCTGGCCACGAGGTCGAAGTCGACGTCCTGCGGCTTGCGGATGTACATGCGCTCGCCGATCACGAAGCTCTCACCCATGCCGTCGATCACGGAACGCTCTTCAGCCGTCAGCGGGACGTTCTCGGTGAAAACCGGGACGCCGCCCATTTTCTCGACCAGCACGGGGAGCAGGATCTCGAGACGCTCTTTTGTGTACCAAGCCTTGTGCATGGGGCGCAAAATGGGGCGGCCGGTGAAGTCGTCGCCCTCCTTGTCGTGGGCGAACCACAGGAGGTACTCACCGGGGATGGTCTCCTCGCCACCCGTTAGCGGCGTCT